GGAGGCTGAGTCCAGTGGTTTATTCCATCCCAACTGTCGACACTCTATAAATGTAGTTGATCAGGCGATTGCGAAAAAGACAAAGGCTTATGATTATAAAACTGGTAAATACACTTGACAGTCATATGGGCTGAGTGCTAACCTAGATCATTAATATTCTTAAGTGGTCGTTGCACGTAAAAAACGAAGAGGAGTAATATGCCTAAAAAGAAAACAAAAACAAAACCGAAAGTTACGCCATTTGATCCCTCTAAACTGAGTGATCAAGACATTGCCACAGTGTTCAAAGATGAAAGACTCTGGAAACACCCCCGCTTCAAGGAATTGAACGATAAGGCAAAGAAGGCTGATGATTACATTAAAAAGCAAGAAGAGGCTGCCGAGGAAAAGTTACTGAAAGGTAAAAAATTCGAGACGGTTGTCGGTAAACAGAAAACGAAAATAGCAGAACTTGAAGGCAAGTTATCTCAGACGAAAGTCGATAACGTGATCAGATCTGCGGCTTTGAAAGCCAATGTAGTTGATGCTGAGGCAGTTTTACAACTCATTGATCGTAAATCTATTAAATTAGAGGAAGACGGCTCTGTAACAGGAGTTGACGAAGCGGTCAAAAGTTTGGTTGAGCAGAAAACCTACCTAGTAGGGGATGGAACTCAAACAAATGTAGGAGCTGGGACAAGTCCCGCAGGTGGAGGTAATGCCTCACCTAAGTTCAAACACTCTCAAATTCAAGATGCTAAATTTTTTAAAGAAAACGAAACAGAAATAATGGAAGCAATGAGTAAGGGAGAGATAGAACAAGATTTGCCTCGGTAAGAGAATCCTGCAATTTTATTTAATTAAAGGAAAAAATGGCAGAAAATGTATTAGACCAAACAACCAATGCGGTTTTTATCCCCACGATCATAGCTCAAAAGTGTTTGCAAAGGTTTGCAAGCTACATGAACCTTGCTCGTACTGTAAGCAGAGACTCTGATTGGGATACTGCTCAGGTTGGAGATAAAATCCAAGTGCCTAAGACTGGGGCTGTCGTAGCTAACGACAAAACAGTAGGTGAGAATTTCACGAAACAGAATCCGACAGGTACAAACGTCGAAGTGACCCTTGACACTCATAAGGAAGTCACCTTCACCATCGACGACGTTACTAAAGTAATGGAGAATCAGGACACTCAGATGAAATATGCTGAGGATGGAGCTATTGCCTTGGCAGAAGCTCTCGAATCCGCTCTGTTGAATTTGCATTCGAGTATTGAGAACACCGTATCTTGGGATCGCAGTAGCGATGCCACGATCGACGCCTCTATGCTTGCTATCCGCAAGTTCTTCTCCGATCAGAAAGTGCCAAAGCTTGAACAGCGACACTTTTATGCTGACGGTACCGTATTTAATGATTTATTGGGGACTGATAAATACTCCCGTTATGATGCAAGAGGCACAGGCAAGAGTATAAAAGATGGTCAGGTAATTCGAACCTACGGGATCGATACTTGGGAATCTCAGTTAGTTCCGACTTCCGGTTCTCCGGTTGCTTATCACAATATTGCATACACCAAGAATGGTTTGGTGGTTGCTAGTAGACCTCTACCCGCCCCCAAAGGCTTCGGTGGAAACTATGCCGTGATCAACAACGAAGACATCGGGTTGAGTCTTAGGACTCTCTTTTGGTACAATGCCGACCTTGGGGCACACCAATTGACCCTGGACTTCTTGTTCGGAGTAGAAATACTTGATCAAAGAAGGGTAGTCGAAATCGAATCAGTCTAAACAACTGTTAGAATACAAGTCACCCCCTTGGGGTCTAGGCTTCGCCTAGACTCTAGGGGTTTTTTGGTATAATAATTATGTATATTTTTTGCGAGATAGTGTAGGGTAGCACGGTGGCATAAAAAACCAGCCAGCACGGGTTCGAGTCCCGCCTCGCACCATATTGATTTATTTGTCTAGTCGTTGTAAAGTGATCATATGCCTTATTTAAAAAATCCGGGTGGAAGGATTGTTTGTGTTGATGATCAAAAACATTATGAGAAATTATTGGGAGTTAGGGGTTTTGAGGCTTTATCCGAGGAGGAAGCAAAGTCGTATGATGAAGAGAGAAGGTTGAAGATTGAAGAGGCTAAAAGAAAAGAGTCATTAAAAGGTCAAGAGGTGGAAACTCTCGAAGATGGATGGAAGAGAGGTGTTTATTTCGTTTCTGTCGCTCCCGGTGGTAAGAACGGGTATGGTGTTGCCAGTCAAGCTTTGTATCGTAATTTGAAAGAGATGGGGGTTGGAGTGTCTAGCTCTTTTGACGGACAGAAGGTTGGTTTTTTATTGCATAGTCCTTATTCTGCTTTGAGGATCAGTACGCCAGTCAAGGTTCTATATACGATGTTTGAGAGCGATAAGATACCTGATGACTGGATTGAGTACCTTAAGTCGGTTGATAAAGTGATTGTCCCCTCCAAGTGGTGTCAGTCAGTGTTTAAGAAATCAGGAATAGAGGCCGATGTGATCCCCTTAGGTTATGACGATAAGATTTACAAGTATATTCCGAGAAAAGTCAAGGATAGGAGAAAAGAGGATTTTGTGTTCCTTCACTACAACGCTTTCAATATTAGAAAAGGATTTCCAGAGGTATTTAAAGCTTTCGTAAAAGAGTTCGGGCCAGATGAGCCAGTTAAACTTATTCTAAAGACTACGTTGCCAGCACCACCTATTTTTATCAATCCTAAGAAATATCCGAATATAAAGGTCATTTGTGAAAAATATAATGGCAAGCAGATGATGGACTTATTGGGAGGATCTGATTGTTTTGTGTTCCCAAGCAGAGGAGAGGGTTTTGGAATGACCCCGCTTGAAGCTATGGCCACCGGGGTTCCGGTCATTATTCCTAATGCTCACGGATTAACGGAATATTTCGATTCAGACAAAATGTATGAGGTTAAAGTCAAAGAGACGTGTCCGGCTCTCTACAGAAGGTACAAAGGTCAGGACGTGGGGAAAATGGTTATTTGCGATGCAGACGATTTAGGGAAAAAGATGAGGTATGTTTATGAGCACCCTGAGGAGGCAGTTAGGAAAGGAAGAGAGGCCAGTAGATACGTCCAGCGATGGACATTGAGTAAAACAGCACTAAAGGTCGGAGAGTTGGTAAAAAGTCTCTACGATCTACCTATCTCTGAAAAAAAGACTAAAAATGTATTAGAATTAGAACAAGTGTAGTTATTATTTAGGACTAAATATGGCCAATAAAGCAAAAAAAGTCAAAGAGGTAAAGGTTCCAAAGCCTAAGGTGAAAGCCCCGGTAATGAAATTTAGATATGCTTGCCCCGCTTGTACCAAAGTTGCCATCAAAACCTCCAACAAGATGTTGGGCGTTTCGATCAACTGTCAAGCTTGTGGGAAGTTAATTAAACTCAACGACGAGAAAAGATACCAAAAAATTTAAACGAAAATGAACATAAAATATTGCGGGCCCGCCCTAGATTATTCTGGGTATGGAGAAGCTAATAGACATGACATAGGAGCTTTAACATCAGCAGGTATTGGTGTGATAGGTGACTATACCAAACATTGCCTAGAGATAGGTGAATTTGGTGAGATGGGTAGGCTGGCGATGGAATGTGCCCAGAAAACAGGAGACTACAAAATTAAGATTCTACACACTACTCCTAATATTTACGGTCAGTTTATTGAGTCGGACAAATATCATATTGGTAGAGTGTTTTGGGAAACAGATAAATTACCTCCATCTTTTGCTAAGGGGGCTAACATGTGTCAGGAGATCTGGACAGGGAGTGAGTTTAATGCAGAGGCAATTAGAAAAGCCGGAGTAAAAGTTCCAATCACAATTATCCCAGAGGCTATTCAAACTCCTGCTCCTAGTGTTTTGCCTTTTATGGTTGCGAATAATAAGGACTACAACTTTTATTCTATTTTTGAATGGACGGAGAGGAAAAACCCGACCGCTTTACTAGAGGCTTTCTGGAAAGAGTTTGAGGATACACCTGGAGTATCCCTAGTAATCAAGGCGTATGTCGACAATTTCACCCCCGAAAAAAAGAGATTGATCCGAGACAAATTAAAAATGGCAAAAAAGAGGCTAGGACTCAAAAACTATGCTCCGGTTTATGCTTATACGAGTTTGATGACTAGAGAGGAGATTTACCGATTTCACAAAACTTTCGACTGTTACGTTTCTGCTCATCGAGGAGAGGGATGGGGTATTCCACAAATGGAGGCGATGCTGATGGGAAAGTTTGTTGTTTCGACTAACGTAGGAGGGATTCACGAGTACATCGGAGATGTCGCCAAGCTTATACCATGTAAAATGATCCCGGTCAAGAATGTGGATCGGAATAATATTTGGTATTTACCTGACCAGAATTGGGGCGATGTGGACGTAGGTGCTCTTAGACGGGCGATGAGGTGGTGTTTTGAGAATCAGAGCGAAGCAAGCAAAAAAGGAGAGATGGGAAAGGAATTGGTCGAGAAGAGGTTTAGTTTGGAAGCGGTGGGTAAACTTATGAAAAAAAGACTGTTAGAAATTAATAATCACTTGACAAACGGTTGACAATGATATTACAATGATTAAAGTGAATGAAATTAGGTCATCCAAGCCGAAGATTAAAAACTTAGGTCAGAGGCACGAGGTTCAAACCCTCCCTAATGTGGAGATATCGCCATTCATTCGCTTTGTTTTTACTAAAATATGAAAATACAATATATATCCTGCCACGCTGTTTTAGAATATGACGAGGTTAAGCTTTTGACAGATATGGGATTTGAGGTTTATTCTAACGGTTGTTATAGAGATCCCAAAGGTGCTTACACACT